CTCAAGCCCCTCATAGCCCTCAGCTTCTAAGAACTCGTTCATGTTTGCCTTGAACTCCGAAAAGGTGTTCCCGTCCTCAAGAGCGGCGAGGATTTCGTCGTAGAACCTCTTGAGTATCTGGGCCGCTGTGTAGCCCGAGACGGTGAAGGCGAGGTTCCTGTACTGGTCGGCGATTTTGTAGAACTGCTTCGCTGTGACCGGGACGCGCTCTTTGAAGTAGTCGACGGCCTCCTCGAAGGTCATGTCTTCCCTGGTGAAGATGGCGTCGATCTCCTTCATCGCTCGATCAGCCTCCCCTCGAGGTCAGCGTATAGCATGACCTTTTGAAGCAGCTCCTCCACCTGGGAAATATCCATCGCCTTGTAAAGCTCGGCGACGGCCTTGTCGTCCTCCATCATCTCGCGGAGCTCCTCGAGGCTCTGGGCTTTCTCAAGTAATTTGAGAACGGGCCTAAACGCCTTCTTGAAGCTGCCCGCACCTTTTCGGATGGCTGCGTCCGCAAGTTTGTCGATGTGCTCCTGTGTCCCGAGCTCCGGCTCCTTTTCCGTCTTTAGCGCGAGCTGCGTGAGTGCGAGCTGCGCGGCGGCTTCCGGGCCGAGCTTGAAGGGGAGTATCCCCGCATAGGAAGGCTTCGCGATTTCGTCGCCGTCCTCGGGCTTCGGGATGGAGAACTTCTTGTAAAGGTACGATGTCGGTATTTTGAGCCCGGTCTTCTCGATCAGGGTGCCGATGATTTCGGCGGTCTCCTTAAGGTCTCCGGCCTCCTCAGCGTCAAACCGTATGTACGGGATGCGCTTGTCCTCCCCGAAGTTGAAGATACAAAGGGGGCGGATGAGGTCGCGCCGGAGTGTGGCGGCGAGAGCCTTGCAGTCGGCAATCGTTAGATCGTGCCGGACTTCGTTATGCGTCTTACTCTGTGCATAGCTGCCGCTGCCCGAGTCCGAGGTGAGCGTCTGTCCGAGAACCGCCTTCGAGATTTGCTCGTCGCAGTAGCGGGCGAGCTTTTCAAAGAGGTCGGTGCTTGACGCCTTCTCGGTGGTGATGAAGTCGATACTCGTCCCGTCCGGGATGATGCCCGCCGCGTCCGCCCCGATCTGAATAAGGGCTTGCATGAGGGCGATCTTGTCCGCCTCGCTTGCGCCGGGTTGATACTTGCCCAACCTCAGCGGCATCCCGTAGACCTCGGCAAAGGCGACCCAATCCTTGACGTCGTAGTTCTTGAAGAGGTACATCCAGGAGACGACGCGGAGGATGCCCGCCCTTGACGGGTGCCCGCTGCGGGCCTTGTAACGATGAACAATAAACTTGCTGTCCGGGAGCAGGATGCCCTCCGGGGCCTCTTTGGTGCGTACCTTGAAGGAGTCGTCGATCGAGTCCCAGAAGAAACGCTTCTGATGCCGGGAGCGGATGTCGCTCACGACCACATGACCCTCATCGTAGCCCCACATGATTTCACTCACAGCGAAGCCTTTGCCGATGGCGTCAAGGAGGTCGGTCATGACGTCCTCCATGCTCTCGATGCTGCCGAGCTGGGCCTCTATGAACTCGGCGATCTCTTTGTCTCGCTCGTCATCCGAGTCGAAGGGGACAATCTCGAAGTCGAGGCCCGTGACCGCGTTCTTCCTGGTCTGTAGCTGTGAGAAGAGATGCGGGTCTTTTTCCTCGAGCTCCTCGAATAGCTCCATCTGACGGAGCACATCGCCCGCGTCGGCCTCCCGGAAGATTTCGGCGAGCTTGACAGGGGTGAGTCCGTTGCTCGGGTACTCGCTGTATTTGTCCGTGACCTGGGCGACGGCGAGCTCGTTCGTCTCAGGTCGGCGCAGAGGCAGAGGCGGAGCCTGGGGCCCGCGCTGCTGCTGCGGCTGTCTTCTTTTTTTCTTTGCCATGTTGCCCCACCTCCTTAGTAGGCCCCACGCCCGAGACCCAGAGCGCGGGAGATAACCGATTTATAGTCGACCTTGCGTCCGATCTTGACATTGAGCGCGAGCTTGACGACCATTTCAAGGCCGTCCGGCCCGTCGTCGTTCTTGCCCATCGGGTACTCGGTCATTTGCTTTAAGAGTGTTTTGTGCTTCTTAGAGAACTTGACATACCCATTTTTAACAAAGGGCTGCAAGCTCTGGATGCGGGCGTCCTTGTTCTGGACGGAGTTGATCTCCACGATCGGGAGGAACTCTCCCTCGGCGGCTGACTTCTGCCGCATGATCTCCGCAAAGTAATATTGAAACTGTACCGTCTCGACGCCGAACTGATAAAAGGGCCGCTTGTATTCTCTTTGCAGACGGCGGCTCGTCTCAATGGCGTCGTCGATGATCTGGTCAGGCTTGCGCTTGGCGATGTCCGCGATGACGATGTAGATGTAGCCCGTTTGCAAGTCCTTCGCGACCGCGAAAATGGAGCTCGTGTCCGACTTCTTGTTCTTGCCGAGGGACGGGTCGTTTGAGCCCAGGAAGATGAAGCGCGGGTCAGAAAAATCCGGCTGCATCTTTCCGTCGTCGTCCCAGAAGTCGAACCATTCCTCTTGGAAGGTGGCGTTCTCCGGGTCGATCGGGTCGTTCTGGATTTCCGAGTTGAAGGACGCCTCGCCCTCCGAGACCCGGATGACCATAAGATCGTAATAGTTGAGCTTTGCTTCCCAGAGGACGGCGGTGCCCTCAAGCATGGCCTCGCGGTTTTGCTCGAAGAACTCCTTCGCGTCCTCCTGTCTCGCGTCGTTTGAGAGGTCGGTGTAGATGACCTCCCAGGCGTCCCAGAGCTCCGTGTTCGTCGCGAAGCTGATGACGCCCTGGTACTTGACCGTCTTGTAGCTCGGGTTCTTCGCCACGTTCGCCAGGAGCGCGTCGAAGTGGAGCAGGGTGCCGATATAGACGATGTCGGTGTAGGTGTCGCCCGCCTTCGATACGGCCTTGTAGAACCAGTTGCGGAGCTTCTTGCGCTGCTCCGGCGTGTTGACGTTCTCATCGTTTTCGAGATCGTCACAGAGTATTAAGTCGGGCCTCCATTGCTTGTGACGCCGTCCACGGATTTTCTTTCCTGCGCCCAGGGCTTCGATCTTGGTGCCGTTACTGAGCAGGATGACCATAGCCTTCCAGACTTTGCCCTGCAAGTCGCCGAAGTCCTCCCGGATTGCGGCGTTCTCCTCGAACTCGGTCTTGATGTCGGTCAAGAACCCCTCAGCCTGCTCGGAGCTGTCCGAGAGGATGATCTCATAATGCTTGTATGCGTACACCGCCGCATGGATGGAGTCCTTGAAGGTGAAGGTCGTACTCTTGGCATGACCACGCGGGGCCTCGGTTGCTCTGCGGCATCCGTCCGCGCGGCTGATCTCCTTCGCGTCGGTGATGGGGTTCTTCCCCTTCATGACGCCCTCGCGCCATATCTTGTCAAGCTCCGCATGAAACTCCGGGCTTTCCCGGATGAAGTAATGCGGGAGGTATGCCCGCCCGAAGTATTCGAGGTCAATCGCCCCGAGTTTTCGGCGCAAACCCTTCGGCCCGGTCAGCGGAGCCCCGCCCCGGTATTCTTGGAGGAGCTCCGCCCGAAACTCGGGGAAGTTGTCGCCCTGGGTGACATAGCTCTCGAAGAGCTGCGTCTGGTACTCACGGTTAGCGACCGCCTCGCGGTCTTCTTGCTCGTCGAGCTTTTCAATGTATTCGTCGAGTTTAATCTTCGCCATCCGTGACCACCTTCTCCCTTGCGCGGGCGAGAACCGAACGGAGTTCTCCGGCGAGCTCTGGGTGCTGCTTGATCGCTGCCATGAGTTCGGCTTCCATCTCACTGAACGCGAGCTCGGCCTTTTTCTTCATCTCCTGGCGAACCCGCTTTTCGTAGGTTGCGTTCCGGGAAAGGCTTGCGATCAATCGCCCCGCCTTATCGAGTGGCATCTCCTGAAAGTCGTCCTCGGCGGTGCTGACCCGCTGCATGAGGCCGTCCATGAGCACCATCGACGCGGCCTTTGTATAATCGAGATCGGGGTGCTGCTCCACCGCCTGAGCGATGGCCTGGGTGCGCCGCAAGGTTTCGGCGACGCGCTGCGCTGCTTGGTTTGAGCGAATAGCATATCGCCCGATCGCCGACTTGCTGATCTCGTGACCCTCTTCTTTGAGCCAGAGGGCAACCTCTTCGTAAGTATTCGCCGTGTCCGCGAGCTTGAGGTCGAGCTGCCCCTTAATATCATCCGGGAGCTTGTCGATCGTGGAGCTCACGCGAGTCCGGCGACGCTGCTCTTTAGACATCGACTCCGGGGTCGTCGATGGTTCCTTCCACGAGGTCGACGCCCTTTCGGGTGAGTTTGATGACGGCGTCGCGGCGGTAGGCGTTGTAGGCGTTCGCTGTGCGGCCCGTGAAGGCGATATAGCCCGCCTCTTCCAGATACTCAAGGTGTTTCGAGATGTCCGGGGATAGGATGAGGCCGTCGCCTACAAGGGCGTTTGTAATCTGGCGCACAAGGAGCGCGTTCTGATTGCCTTTTGCCAGGGCCCGGATGATGTAGCCCCTGATCGCCTTGTTTTT